CTGCGATAATGGGTATCGTGAGTGGTGTCAAGAGAGTGGAAGGATTTTTTGGCAAAGGGTTACACATTACCCTTGATGTTCAAGGCGACCCCGGATTCAGTGGTGGCCCGGTATTCAATGTAAACGGTGAAGTGGTAGGGCTTGTGGTAGGCACACGTAGTGTTTATGGCAATGGGTTGGTTATAACCCCTATCAACATCGTAAAGGACACCCTGCTATGCGAGAAAAAGAAGTAAATGCGGCCAAAGAACGTATAGAGTATGTTGTAATGACACTACAGGGATTTCCACGTAATGTGAGAAGCCTCACATTATTGTTGGGGACACTTGGTGAAGCACTCGATGAACTGGAATTAAATGCTCAGGCGACCAGACATGAAATCGAATCGTTACAACGTGAATTGATAAACGAAAGGACGAAACACCTTGAACAAGAATAAGGCCGATAAATTGATAACGCAGTTCCTTGCGTCGGTTGGTGAGGAAGAGACCGAACTCGTTCGTTGTCCCGATGGTACTGATGTTATGGCGACCAAGGCAGAAAGTCTTGCACGTATTATTTGGAAGAGGGCGTTGGGATATACTGAGATGGTTACGTTAAAACAGGGTGGTATAGTTGAAAAGGTCCACTCTCCTAACACCGCCATGATGCACATAATTTTCGAGCGTATAGAAGGTAAAGTTCAGGGAGACAAGGAATCTCCGAGAGAGAATATGACAGTAGCCGACCGTATTGGCGAACAGGGTAAAAAGGCTATAAACGAAGTGACCGATGCTGGAATTGACAGAACAGAATCTTAAACCCGTATTATCGGAACCCTTTCCTAATGTTAGTAGGATATGGACCTGTCCCAAGACCGGTCTAAAAGTACCTAAATTCGAGGTCGAGAATATAACATGGCGTCACGACATACTCAAGAAAGCTGAGACTGATTCGATACTGAGAAAGGATTTGTTCTCCGCTTGTAGAGAGTCGTTACTGTTCTGGGTCAACACGTTTGTGTGGACATACCACCAGCATGAAGTCAATCCTGATACCGGAGAACGATATGTATCCAAGAGGCCACACGTTCCCTTCATAACATGGGAGTGGATTCAGGACGATTTATTCAACGAATTTGAGAAGTGTCTGGCTGATGGTGAGGACATTCTTATAGACAAGTCGAGGGACATGGGTGCAAGTTGGATGTGTATATCCTTCCTACACCACTTGTGGTTATTTGAACCCGATAGTCAGCTCCTCGAATTATCAAGAACACAGGACTATGTAGATAAGACTGGCAACATGAAGGCATTGTTTCAGAAACACGATTATATAAATAACTGGCTGCCTTCATGGATGTTGCCACCAGATGTGTTGCCGAATCAACAGAATAGAACCAAGATGCACCTTATGAACGTGTTCAACAATAGTTGCATAGATGGAGAGTCAACCACAGAGAACGCTGCGTCAGGAGATAGACGTAAAGCTATCCTACTCGATGAGTTCTCCAAGGTAGAACATGGGGCCATGATGCGGTCAGCCACAAGAGATGTGGCCCCGATGCGTATAGTGAACTCGACTCCATCGACACCTGGAAGTGAATACTCCAAGTGGAAAAACTCAGGTCAGATAAAGGTATTCGTTCTGCCGTTCTATGAACACCCTACCAAAGGCAAAGGTCGGTATGTGGTGCGTAATGAAAGCGGTGGATATGATATTCGTTCACTGTGGTTCGACCGTGAGGAAAAGATAAGGTCTCCACAGGAGATGGCCAGAGAAGTTCTTCGTGACGACCAACAGGCGGGTGCTGTGTTTTTCACACTGTCAAACGTAGAAAAACATAAATCATTGTTCGGACGACCGGCAAGGGAAAGATTCAGTATCCACATGAATAAGAGTATATCTGATGATTCGGTATCGGATGTTATAAAAAGAAGAGACTTGCTGAAGACGACCATATTGAAGTCTCCGAACGGACCGCTCCGTGTGTGGACTAACCTGATACTTGGGAGACCCGACCAGACCAAGACCTATATTATCGGTATAGATATAGGTAAGGGTCAGGGGGCGTCTAACTCGGTTATGTCCATAAAATGTGTTGAGACGGGTGAAAAGATTGCGGAGTGGGCCGATGCTAATGTACCGCCTTATGAGATGACACGGGTGGCCGCTGCTCTGGCGTTGTGGGTCGGCGGAAGGAAACCGAGATGTCTTCCGTTCCTTCGTTGGGAAAATAACGGACCCGGTTGGGACTTCGGACGGATAATGGTAAAGACTTTTAAGTACCCGTACTATCACCGAAAGTTCATCTTGGGTACTACAGTCGATAAGAAAACTCAACAGTATGGCTGGCACAACGACAGGCAGGCTAAGTTTGAACTGTTGTCGGAGTATGACAGACAACTCGCACATGGTGGTTACATAAACCATTCCATTGAAGCACTTAATGAAATGAAATCATACATACATTTTGATGACGGTGGGATAGGTCCTTCGTCCTTTGTCGAAGAGAACCCAAATGCGAGAAAAATTCACGGTGATAGGGTGATGGCTGATGCGTTGAGTCTTGATAATAAGGACACACCTAAGATTATACACAAAGGGGCCGAACCACCTGAAGGGTCGTTTGCATTTAGACGGCAACAAAAGTTAAAAAACAAACACGCTAAAACTTGGAAAAGGTCATTTGATTTCTCCAAGGCAGGGAGTTACTAATGCCGGAAGACATCACTTTAAGAACAATAGGTAATGTCGTACTTCGTGGTTTCGAGCGTATGTCGAGATACAGGCGTGCAAGGGCCATGTTTGTACGCCAGTTTGTAGGCCAGTATTACGATGCTATTCGTGGCGATACCGGAGAAGAACCGATTAACTTGATATTTACAACTATACGAAGTCTGGTTCCTAATCTGGTTATGAATAGCCCTGTTAATGAAGTTATAACCGAATACACCGAGCAGAAAGAATACGCTGAATTACTGGGTTTGTCATTAGACCAGATTGAGAAGAAGATTAAACTTAAGGAAACACTCAGGGGTTGGGTAGTTGACGCACTCTTTGGTTTCGGTATTATAAAGACTTCTCTCGCTGCCAGTGGTGTGTCATTGAAGTTCGGAGACACTCGTATAGACCCCGGACAAGTTTACGCCTCACTGGTTGATTTGGATAACTTTATCTTCGACCCCCTCTGCAACAGTTTATATGAGTCTTCATTGTTGGGTGATGTTATAAGGGTTCCAAGACAAACATTACTTGATACCGATGGTTACGACCATGATTTAGTCAAAAGACTTCCCAAGTCTTCGCCCATGTCTAATAAACGGGTGGAAGACCTGTCTAAAAAAGGTGCGTCCACAGACGAAATAATTACATTGCAGGATTGTGTGGACGTGGTAGAATTGTGGGTCCCAGAGGCTGAGGCCCTCGTTACGATGCCTGACCCAAGGCAACTAACGGCAGATAAGTTTCTGAAAATTTCTGACTATTATGGACCGGATACTGGACCGTACACATTTCTTTCCTTCACCCCGCCGGTTCCGGGAAATCCATTGCCTGTGTCTCCTGTAAGTATATGGTATGACCTTCATTGTTCGGCAAACAGGGTGTTCAACAAAGTTATATCTCAGAGTGAACGTCAGAGGGACGTTATGTTATACAACCCCGGTCAGGCAGACGAGGCACAGGCTGTCCTCGACGCAGAGGACGGGGAATCTGTGGCCTCTGTTGACCCCAAGGGTTTCCAAGTGGCATCATTCGGCGGTCAGAATAGACAAAATGAGGTGATGATTCAGCAGTTGCAGGTGTGGTATAATTATGTAGCCGGTAATCCTGACCAAATAGCAGGTAATATGACGCCGGGTACAAAGGGTGGAACTGGTGAGACGGCTACACGCACGCAGGTACTTCAGGGTAACGCCTCGATAGGTATAGAGGATTCACGTAACATACTATATGATAGGGCAGCCGATGTCAGTATGAAATTAGCATGGTATCTGCACACTGACCCGTTGATAAAGATGCCGGTGACTAAACGCACGACCGGTGGAAAACAGATTCAGTTGTGGTTGACCCCGGAACAACGAACCGGTGATTTTCTAAACTTCATGTTCAGAATAGTACAGAGGTCGATGTCACAGTTGGACCCGGCTATAAAATCCAAGAGGATAATAGAGTTCGCCACTAATCTTGTGCCACAGTTGATTAACGCTGGTATGGTAGCGATGCAGATGGGTCTCCAGTTTAATGTACAGAAGGCCATAACCGAACTGGCGAGAGAACTGGATGTTAGTGAGTATGTAGATGAGTGGTTCGTTGACCCTAACTTTCAACAGAGGTTGGCATTATATATGGCGATGGGTCCGCAGAACGCAGGTAAGGCCAGTCAGGGTGGCACGGTCGATACTGGCCAGAATAAGGGTTTTCCTATTCAACGAAACGTGATGACTCCTAATCAGGAGTTTAACCAGAACGCACAAATGGGTTCCGCACCTTCACAGGCTGCGACACAAGGAGTATAAAATGGCACAGATGAGTTCAGTATATCGCAAACTTCTCGATGATGCACTTAATAGTGGTAAATCGCTCGAAGAGGCACAGAAAATTGCAGAACAAGGTTCTGATGTTACATTGGTTGATAAAACCAAGAAAAGACTCGCCGCTACATTTGAGGGTGAGGCTGCTACCAAGGCTGGTTCTGCTACTCAGGTTAGGGCGATGAAACGCCGAGGTGGTACGATACCGGGTATCAATCAACCGGTTCCTCTAACTGAGGATGAGAAAAGATTGAAAAGGGCGGGCTTGTCCGATAAACAGATACGGGCCTTCAAAGGAAAATAATAATGTCTGAATACGCATTTATATGTAGGGATTGCAGGCACGAATTTGTCACTTACGAGTATCAGGAACATTTTCCTGTGTGTGAAGTGTGCGGTGGAAGGATGAACAACAAGGTAGGATGGGGTATGGCCGAAGGTGATTATTGTCACGTGTCCGAATCTCTCGCCATAAACCCTAATCAGACCCAAGAACACATACAGACGTTCCCTGATGTAGATGTTCTGCCAGATGGCAGATTACGTTTTAATAGTGTACGTTCCCATGATGACTATCTGAAAAAAACTGGGTTCCACAAACACCCACAGAAGATAAGGAGTAAAAATGTCCGGTCTAAGTAAAAGACGTGCTGCTCGTAAGAACTACGAGAAGGTAGCAAAGACCAGTAAACCCGGCGGTGGGGAAAGATTCGCCGCTCTTGAGAAAGCCGCTGCTGCGGGCGGAGCCAAGAATCCCGCCGCTGTTGCTGCTTCAGTTGGTCGAAAGAAATATGGTGCGGCTAAGTTTGCAGAAATGGCTGCCACAGGAAAAAAGAAAAAGTAACGAAGGTCAAATTTAGCATACCCCCGGAATCCACCGGGCAACCTAAAGGAGAACAAAATGGATTTACAAGACGCAGTACAGAAAATTGAAACACCAGAAGACGTTGTGGCGGCTAAGGCCGACGAAATTCTGGCCGAGGAAACTCTTATCGCCAACACACAGGAACGTCTTGCTGTGTTGACTGATGATGGTGTGGTCGATGAAGACGAACCGAAGGATGACTCTACCCCTGTTAAACAGGCAGAGGAGACCAAGGTCGAAGATGACTCTACCCCTGTTAAAACGGATGAACAGGCAGACGATTCGGTTGAGAAAGAAGAGGCCAAGGAAGCGGATGCAGATAAAGGCGAAGCAAAACAGTTGCCTGATGCCTATTATCGTGCGGCCATCCATAGGGGTTGGACCGGAGAAGAGGTAAATGACTTCTTCAAGACCAACCCAGAACTCTGTCTTAGGACCCTTGCTAAAGTATATGGTGAGGTAAATCAGGCATCCAAGGATTTTGCGTTCCTTGGTCGTGCTAAGAAAGAACAGGTCGCCCCGGTCAAGGCTGAGGCTGAGACCAAACCGGTTGAGACCGTTAAACCGACTGTCGATGTCGAAGCATTGCGTAGGCAATACCCTGATGACCCGATAGTTGACATGGTGGCTGCTCTTTCCGAACAGAACTCCAGATTGATAAAAGAGATTGAGAAGGTCGGACCTGCAAAGCAACCGTCCGAATCTGTTCAACCGGCTCTGGACGCTGCACGACAGGCACAGGCAGACGTTATCTGCAAACAAATAGAGGGATTTTTCTCTGATGCAGATATGAAACAGTACGAGGAGTTTTATGGAAAACTTCCGTCTGCTAATGCACAGTGGACTACCCTGATGCCCGGACAACACGCTAACAGGTGGGCGGTTGTCGAGATGATGGACCACATCATAACTGGTGCGAAGGAACACGGCAGAGAAATTAACATAAATGATGCCCTTCGTATGGCACATTTAGCCGTTAGTGAACCGATTCGTGAAAAAGTAATACGTGAAACCATCAAACAAGATGTTGAAAAGCGTAATAAGAACATTACACTCAAACCTTCAAGTTCTACGTCAAGAGTTGACGAAAGAACCAACACTACCGAAGGTCTGGTTAGTGCTACTGAAAAGCGTCTTAAAGGCGTCTTTGGTGGTAGATAAAGAAAGGTGAAAAACTATGTCTGTAAAAAATGCGGACCTTGCAGACCTGATTGCGATTACCCTCAACGACCTGCCCAAACAGGAGTTTGAAGTGGGTTGGGATAATCAGGATTATGAGTTCTGCCGAATCTATCAGAACGAGCGTGTTCAGATTGACGGCGGACCGAATATCGAACGTAAGGTTATGTTGGACAACACAGGTAACGCCCGTTACCGCAGGTTGTTCGATACTGACGAGCCGACAGTCGGCGATGTGATGCACACCATCACTGTTCCTTGGACCCAGATTGGTACGAACTATTCATGGGACAAGGTTGAGATTCTGCGTAATAAGAACTCGGCCAAGGGCTTTATCGACCTGATGAAAGTTCGTCGGACCGACGGTCTCTGGTCCCTCGCTAATCTTATCGAGGAAAGAGCATGGAAGACCCCGGATACGGCCACTGATGACCTGTATCCCTATGGTGTTCCTTATTACCTGACCCCGTACACCGACACCAATGGAACGATTAACTCCAGTGCCGGGTTCTTGGGTAAGGCAGTGAAGTTTCAGAACGCAGCGTACTCGTACACGTGTGCGGGCATCGACGCCAGTGCGGAAGCCAAGTGGCGTAACTATGCGGCGATTTACACAGCCGTTGATAACGCACTTCTAAAGGCGTTCAGACTGGCGTTCATGTACACCAGTTTCAAGGCCCCTCTGTTTGTCAACGACCCGTCAAATAAGAAGACTGCTGCGAAGCGAATTTACACCGACTTCGATACAGCGGCTCAGTTGATGGACCTCGCCGACCAGAAGGACGATAACCATACCGGCAAGGATGTTCTGAGTAACTTGACGGTTGACAGTGGTGGACTCTGTTACGTGAACAGGCTCCCGGTCGTGGGTATTGCACAGCTCAATGGTGCGTCACTCACACCTATTTACACTGTTGACTTTACGAAGTTCATCCCGTTTGTTCAGGATGGTTACTGGATGGAAGAGGGCGAACCGATGACGGACAGGGGCCAGCACACCACGTTCACGGTGTATCTGGACGGCTCGCATAACAACCTTTGTCTTAATCGAAGGACTTGCGGTTTCATTATGCACAAGGCTGCGTAATTGAACTAAAAGTTTCCTCTAACAAGGAGTTAAAAATGAGTAAAGGTAACATTCGTATTAACTATATGAATCGTGAAGGACTTGTCGGCCACTTAAATGTTCCCGACATTGAGTTCCTTTACGTTGCTTCATTGACTAAAGACCCGAAATGGAATGTCGGGGACAGGGTTGATTTAGCAGACGGTCGTGGATTCGTGTATTGTAAGGCTGCCGCAGCTTGTGTTAGTGGTCAGGGTGCAGAATTTACAAAGATAGGTCTTTATGGTGCGGTGGCAGATGTGGCAGGGGTTGTCGGAGATAAGAGTATCTCCATAGCCGCCGGAACCCACGATGCGGTTACACAAGACGAACTACGTGGTGGTTATGTGGTAATTCATTGTGCCGATGCTAAACAGCAGTTCAGGGGTATTATCGGAAATGACGCATCAGAAGCTAATGCTGCATTAAAGGTATATCTTGATGCTTCGTTGACTGCGGTGGTGTCCATAAGTATTCTGGTGGAAGTATTCCAAAATCCGTATGCTTCCTTACAGACCGGAACCAGTGTGGCCTCTGCAAAAGCCGGTGTGCCTGCTACTTATGTTTCTACAGCAGCGATGTATTTCTGGTGTCAGTATAAGGGAGTTTGTTTCGTAGCTCCGCAATCTGGTATAACCGGAAAACAAGTGGGTGCGTGTTGGAGACACGATGGTTCACTTGATACTGTTGATAATGGAGTAGAGGATTCAGAGTATGTATCTTCGCAATACGCCGGACACAGGGTTATGGGAACTGCGGACTTAATTGGTCCGTTGTTTAGTTTGAATCTATAACAAAGTCCGATTCAATGGGTGGGGGCATTTTGCCCCTACCCTTTCTTGGAGATTAAGATGAGTGAGCCAACCTCAATTTTGACGTTTGCAGAACTGGTAAAGCGTGTGGCTATAGAAGCTGGCATCGCTTACTATGGTTCTACAGGCAGCGAAAGTCCTCTGCCGCCCATCAATGTGCATGATTTAGGGTTGTGCAAGGATGCGGTAAACGATGCCATAAGGATGTTCATATCCGACGCTCCGGTTAAAGGTTGGCGATGGATGAGACGTATCATGTCAGTGACGATAACAGGGACCAGAATAACTGGCACTGCTGATGCGGGCACAAACACAACCCACTTGATAGATTTAACTCTTGCATCTACTTATACAACCACTGACCAACTTGTCGGTTATTACGCATACATACTTACGGGGACGGGTGCAGGAAGTTACGCAATAATAACGGCATATAACAAAACTACGGGGGATTGTACGGTTGCCGACTGGCTCGACGCCTATGGTAACGCTGGCGGAACAGACCCGACAACCAACAGTACGTATGCCATAACTCCAGTAGAGACTGTTGGCGGTGACATATCACGTTATCCTCTTGCTGAGAATTTTGGCGGTGAGGTTGACGGTGAAATAAACTATGCGGCCTCAACGGGTCACAATGTTATACAGTGGGTTGATGAATCAACTATTAGGGCCAGACGTGCAATAACAGTAAACTCTGGCTATCCTATGTTTGCCGCCATTAGACCCCTTGAGTTTGTAGGTGGCTATAGTGGGCCTAAACGAAGGTATGAACTTATTCTTGACCCACAACCTGTGTCGGATGAAGTTCTCACGTTTCCGTACACCGTATATTTTGATGAACTCAGATTAGAGACAGGGTTGGCCACAGACGGTGGAACTGATAACATAACTGACAGTGTAAGAACAGAACCAGACGATTATTTCATTGGGTGGAAAGTTAGTATAGTAGATGGGACTGGCAAGGGAAGTTGGGCTATAGTAACAGATTATACCGGGTCCACCGGTACTATAACTGTGGACGATTGGCTTAAACCCGATGGTTCGGCAGATGGTATAGACCCTGTCGCAGATAGTGTTTATAATTTGACACCAGTTAGTAATTTGCATCCGGCTGGTATAAAATTCGACCAAGTTATTCTCAGTGCATGTATGGCTCAAGTTGAACTTACCATAGAAGACGAACCTACAGGAAAGTATAAGATTTACAAAACAGTTGACCTGCCAAACGCTATTAGAATAGATACACGTACAGCCCCGTTAAAATTGAGTAAGACTTCACGTATTCAAGAACGTACTTGGAAAGATATAACGTATAACTAAATCAGCCCTTGAAGGATTGGGGCAGTGTGGACAACGGATGTCGAGAAAGGAAAAAATGAGCAGAAGCAGATTTACACAGGCGTATGATTTACACAATATGGTTCCGGGTCCTGCATCTAATGCAGTACCGCAGGTAATCTACAGGTCAGAGGATGGCATTATGTTGTGCTATGGTCTTACTGCTGTTAATGCGGCCCCCCTAACGACTGCCGGTTTGTACGCACCCGGTTGTCTGTACATTAAGGCATTGACCGCCGGTAGTTCTATCCTATACCTGAACACCGGAACAAAAGCATCACCTACGTGGACTGACCAAAAGTAATGTAAACGCTGGCTTCGGCCAGCAGGAATTATAGATATGATTACATTAGTATTCCCGGTAAAAGGTGTTAATAGAGGTGTGGCGTCCATATTGCAACCAACAGGAACATCACCTGATTTGCTTAACGTAAGGCCGTTTGATACGTTGGGTAACAGACTGCGTGGTGGACAACGACCCGGCCTGAAGAAATGGGGTAGTGGTGTTCAAATAGGTAGTTCTGAACAACCAGTAGTGGCAATTTGTACTGTTAGTTCGGTGGAATAATGTCTGTACTAAAAGACTATTATATATCTGGTGAAGACGGTCAGTGGAGTACACCTTTCTATGAATTATTTGAAGGTGAATCTGGTTATATATGCAAATCTTTAGTTCAGACCTTTACACCCGTTACTTCATATACTATATACCAAATAAGATTAAAATTGTGGAGAACTGGTGAACCGGGTACATTGATTGTGGGCATATACGCAGTTAATGAATTAGGTTATCCTGATGGTGAAGCCTTGTGTTCCGTAACAACCGATGGTAATACTCTCGCAGAAAGTTCGGTAGGGGCTTTCTATAGACAGATGACATTTGCAACCGGTGTTTTTCTTACATCAGGTACGAAGTATGCTATTATGTTGACCGCCCCGGATGGAACCGCAGATACCGATAGGGTCTCTTGGAGAGGTGACTTCTCGTCACCCAATTATTCTGGCGGTAACGGTCTTGCGAGTGCATACGGATATATAGACGATGAATTTAAGGGTTGGATTGAAGAATTTACATATCCGTTTTTGACAACTTTTGATTTTACGTTTATAATTTTTGCGGATGATGGATTAACAGGTCCGAACAAACCAATAAACCCAACACCGACACACGAACAATCAGGATTTGAATTTGATGGTGTATTAAATTGGGAAAATGGTGGCGGGGCCACATCGTATGATGTATATGTGGGTGTTGATGGTGGTTTAACATTAGTGTCGGGGGGACAGGAAGCACTATCGTTTATTCTTAACGCCAATGGCATAGGGTTGTTCTTCTATATAGACCCCGTTACACATGAAATTGTCAGAAATAGTAATTGTTACTGGCGGGTTGATGCTGTTAATACATCGGGAACTACAACTGGTGACATCTGGTGGTTCGACCCTAAACCCACAAAGACCAGTAATCCAACACCGGCACATGAGGCTACGGATATAACACTTGACTGGACCGCACTTTTATGGGAATAACATACGACGTATATTTCGGTGATGACCCGGACAACCTTAGTAGGATTGTCGTAGATAATGTGTTGTTATCTGTTGCCCAAGCCTATCTAATATCTGTTCTTAGTTACACAGGTGATTACAGTAAAGATTATTACTGGCGAGTTG